ATCTACATAGTGGTTTGACGGGAAGATTCGAGAAAGGTCGGACTCCCCACAATAAGGGGAAGAAGTACCCTAATATGCCCAAAAACAGCGGGCAGTTCAAAAAAGGTAATCGACCTCCAAATTATGTACCTGTCGGCACTATCAACTACACAACAGACGGTTATCCGAAAGAAAAGATTGGAGAACCTAATCAATGGGTCTTGAAACATCGTAAAGTCTGGGAGGACTATCACGGACCAATACCAAAAGAGTACTCAATCGTTTTTCTGGACGGTGATAAAACAAACTATGATATTTCAAACCTGGCATGTTTATCTAAGAACGAAATTGCTAGAATGAATCAAAATCATTTATTCACGTCCAACGCTGATTTAACTAAATCAGGTATTGGACTAACAAAACTCACAAACAAAATCAGAGAGGTAGAAAAAAATGGCTAGTTTATACGAACTAACAGGTCAGTTCCTGACAATTTACCAATTAGATATCGATGACGAAACAAAAACGGACACGCTTGAGGCTATCGATTGGCAAGAACAATTCGAACAGAAAGCAGAAGGATATGCCCATGTTATCAAGAATCTAGAAGCCGACGTGGCCATGTACAAGGCTGAGGAAGAGAGCTTCAAAGCGAAGAAACAGGCGGCACAGAAAAAGCTGGATTATGTCAAAGATAACATTATGACAGCCATGAATGTGACAGGTCAGATAGAAGTCAGAAGTGGTGCGCTGACTTTGAAAGTTCAGAAAAATCGTGAGTCTGTCCAAGTGGATGAAGGCTTACTGCCTAAGAAGTACTTTGCTAAGAAAATTGAATTGAAACCGGACAAAACCACACTGAAAGAATTGCTGAAGGCTGGTAAGAAAATTAAAGGCGCGGAACTTGTCCGGACAGAAAAGTTGGTGATTAAGTAATGGAATTGATGAATAAAACACGAGTAACGGATTCACTAGCAGTTGTGATTGGACCGGAATCAATTGAAGTACTTGTTACTGAAGGATTTCTATTCGATGTTGCGATTCGTTTTGTGAAAGTAGACGAAACAAATCTTGATCAAGGAAATGAAAAGCCAGTATTCACTCCGGAATACAAGCTGGTCACAGTTGCTAAATACAAGGAAAAACCTATCTTTGAATCGGAGGAAGATATTCGAAAATTCGAAAAACAAGCAAAAGAAATTAAGGCGTTATTTGCCTTTGCAAAGGTAAATAAACAAAATTGGTTTAACACAGCCCTTTATCCAGGAGTGCTGACTGAGAAAGTTGGTGTCTGATGAAAATTTTAGCAATTGATCCAGGTAGTGCCAAAGCAGCAAAAAGTACGCACGGAATCGTACTCTTGAATAATGCAAAGTTAGTTAATCATTGGGTAGTTCCTTCCGCAAAAATCCATGATATCCGTAAGTGGTTTGAAGAGGTGGGCCGATTTTTAAAACCTGATATCGTAGTCATTGAAAAGTTTGAAGCGCGTGACAATGATAAATCAAAGGATAATTCGGTTCTTGAGAATATCGCCTTGCTTCAAATTCTTTTTCCTGGCTCTGTTCTCCAGCGAAATGCTGGCTATCAATCCGATATTCCAAACGAACTTTTAAAACTTTTGGGATTATGGAAGTTTAGTAAGAGTCATCATCAAGATGTACGTGCAGCCGCCCGACTCGGGTTATTCTGGGCTATGCGAAATGATGTAGAGGAGGTGGTTCAAGATATTGGGAAAATTGCAACTGAGAAAATGGCAAGCTGAGGCGGTTAAGCGTAGCGATATGCTGACGAATGGAATCTTTCTTGAGGCTTTAGGAGGAAGAGGCAAAACAATCTGCGCCCTAGCTATCTCAAAACATAAAAAGGCTAAGAAAATCATCATCACAAACAACAGATTGGCAATCTTGAATGGTTGGATTGATGCAGTCAAGTTTATGAATTTTGATAAAGATGTTGAGATTATCATTCAAACGGATAGATATCTTCAAAATCAAGTCAAAAAGGGGCATAAATTAGCCTGCGATGTGCTGATAATCGATGAGTGGCAGAATATGTCGAGCGATAAGCAAGTGACCTTGTATCGCAAAATAAATCGTAAATACACGATAGGCCTTTCAGCAACACCAATCAGAAAAAAAGGGCAGAATTTCTACCCACTCGAAAAAACAATTTTTGGTTGGGCAACCCCAAATAATAAATTTGACTGGCAAAAGACTCATGGGAAAATGGTCTATGATCCATTCAGCTACTCAAAAGAGAAGTGGGAAGATTTCAGGAATTATGAAAGTTATATCTCAAACTTGCCAAACTTCTTCCGCTGGGAAGACATTGAAAAGATTGAGAATGCCACTGAAAATAACGGTTTTGAAACCAAGTTCTATCCAGTCACAGTTAAAGCTGGAAACCCTGAGAAATTAGCTGAGTTTAGGCAGCTTAACCTGGTCACTGTTGGAGACAAGACGGCTATGGCCAAACAGTCCTTTGGTCGCAAGACCTTTGAACAGTACCTAAATCAAACTGGTGTGACCGTTGATTTTCCAAAGTTGAAACCAGTTAACGCTGATACCCCTCTCATGCTAAAGCTAGACGGTTTGATTGAGAGAGCACCTCATGACATGCTGATTGTCAGCAAGTCTAAGCAGATTGTCAACGTCATTCGCGAGCGCCACCCTGAAATTGGAATCTGGACGGGCGATATCCAAGAAGGACTTGATAAGAAAATCGTGGTTGCTACCAGTCAAGTTCTTGGAGTGGGGGTTGATGGTCTGCAGCATAAATATCAAACGGTTGTCGTGCTGGATCCGGTGGATAAATCTTCTGGTGAATATGATGACTATCGTCAATTGTTGTGGCGCGTGACTGGTTCACGGCAGCAGCATGATGTGAATATTATCGAATTTTATTATAAAGAAAGTAAAAAAAGAGGAAAACAAAATGAACAAAAAAACTGAAATGATCATATTTCGTAGCCGTAAAAACGGAAAATTTCTTGAATCTTACAAAGATCGTGGGAGCCTAGCCGTTCAAGCAGAATATTGCTGCATCACTCACTGTTTAAAAATCCCCCGTGAAAAATATGAGGGAAGCAAAAAGACTTACAAGGCTCTCGCTACAGCTTTTGACTGTGAGATTATCGCCTTAGAAATTGAATACAAGATGAGCTATCCGAACGGATCAGAAGTTGAACCTATCAAGCATAATCTTCCATCCATTGAAGATTTAATCGAAGATATTTTGGGAGGATTATAATTATGGCATTTACACTTCCAGCAAATAAACCACAAGTTCCTAAAGATACCCCACGAAATTTTTTCATCTACGGTGAAACCATGAGCGGAAAGTCTTATCTTGCAAATGAATTCCCAAATCCAATCGTTTTGAACACAGACGGGAATGCAGAAGCTAACACTGTTCCAAGCATTCAGCTGATCAATGAAAAAGATGACAAGGGACGAATTACCAATTCAGTAATTAAACAGCTTGGAGATATCTTGCTTGCTCTCCAGACACAGAAGCACTCTTATGAAACAGTCGTTATTGATGTAATTGACGATGTTATTGAAATGATTAAGATTGCAGTTTGTGATGAATTAACCCCAGTTGGTAAACCTCGCTTGAAATCCTTGTCGGAAATTCCATACGGCAAAGGATACGACTTCTTTAACCAAGCTATCACAGAATTAGTCATTGACCTCAAAGCATTGCCAATGAATGTTATTTACATCAGCCGTCAGGTATCTGAATATGATGACAATGGTAATGCAACCAAAGACAAACCAAGCTTGAAAGATAAGTATGTCAATCTTATCAATGGAAACTCTGATTTGATGATCCACACTGAAAAACTCGGCAACAACTACAACCGTGAGGTTGACCGCAAGCGTAAGACCTACTATGTGAACCATGTTGATGACAAGGCTATTTTGAAAATCTTAGCAACTATCCGTGGGGCTGTTGAACCTGCAAAAGGTAAGCCAGCGCAAAAGAAAGAAGCATCTAAGACAACTAAACCAGCGAAAACCGAAAAGCCAAAAGAGGCGCCTAAGAAAGAAGTTGCCTCTGATGATGAACTATTTTAAGAAATAAAGGAGAATACACATGAGCTTACTAGATATCGCAAAATCAATCAAAAAAGAGGGCTTTGACCCACGCAAAGACAGCGCCAACGGTCCTGCACCAATCCCAGCTGGTACTTATCCAGTAGTCCTGAAGAAAGCAACCTTCAACGTATCGGACAAAGGCTGGGAAAGCCTTGGTTATCAATTTGAAATCCGTGGCGGTGATTACAGTGGACGCTCTGAATTTGCAACATTTGGCACACTGACTGAATGGAACGGTAAGAACCTTAAATGGGCAGTTGAACGCACCATGAAATTCTTTATCAAAGCCTTGGTCCTTGCTGGCGACAGTATGCAAGGAAATGAAGAAGACGGTAAAGCCTTGGAAGAGGCTCTACAACGTAAGGCAGTTGGCTCTTACTACAACCTTGTTATCTCTGTGACTAAGGGGAAAGATGGCCGTGAGTTCCGAAACTATGACCTTGAAGAAGAAGAAGCACAACCGCTGACTGAAGCTGATATTGATGAAGATGACCTCCCTTTCTAAAAAATAGCAAGTTTTGGGCCATTGATGAAACTGATGAAAGATTAGGACCATTCAATACATTTGAAGAGGCTTATCAATCGTTGTTATTTTATTTAAAAATGACTGAAGATGAATATCAATCAAATTATATGGCCCAAGAACTTATTTATATTTACAAAGAGGAGAAGTAATCATGCCGTCAATGAAAGAATACGCATTGCAGTATCAAAAATTGGGTTTTTCAGTAATACCCATCAATCCAAAGAATAAGATGCCTTTGATTGAATTTGCCGACAAGCCTGCCATGACTACAGCTGAGATTGAAAACTTTTGGGACGGCTACCCTAATGCAAACATTGCCCTAAAGACTACCAACTTCTTTGTCATCGATATTGACAAACACGGAAAGTCAAACGGCTTTGAATCCTTGAAAAAATGGAAATATCTGGGATTGATTGAACCGACACTGCAAGCTAAGACGGCAAGCGGTGGGAAACACCTCTTTTACTTCAAGAGAGAGGATACCCCTATCACTCAAATGATTAATTTTTTACCAGGTGTTGACATCAAAGCTCATGAAAACAATTATGTCCTTGTTGCTCCATCTGCTACTGAAAAAGGGCAGTATGAGTGGGATCTGGAAAAGTCCAAGGAAGGCGGTACTATGGTCACCCCTTCCAAGGAACTGATCCAGGCGATTAAGAAGCAATATGGTGACACCCATGGTTACAAGTATGATGGCAAGGACGGTCTTAGAGACTTAGCTAGACGTTCACATACTAGAGATCGAACCCAGACTACAGATCTCTTTGAAACCATCGCCCTTGGTTTTGGTGATGAGGGTGGACGAAATGACAAACTAGCAAAGTTTGTAGGCGGTCTCTTATATCGTGCGGTCGACGATAGTGTAGTTGTCCAACTTGCAAGATTGGCAAATGCAAATAGTCCAAACCCTTTGCCTGAAAAGGAAATGATGTGTACTATTGAAAGTATGATTAAAAAAGATAGGAGGTGAGAGTAATCGGTGATGTAGTAAGTATAAATTCACAAGATAAAATGATTACAAATGCAAAAGGTGACATCAAAGCAAATAGCCCGATGAATGTACTTGTGGCGTTTAAAGCTGATGATCAACTAAGTATTTATTTAAAACACAATGATTTCTCTCAGGAACATGAACTCCTTAAAGACATCAAGATTGGCAACACTCTTTTTAAAAAAGGTGAGCTCCCTTCTAACTTTGATTCAGTCGTAAAAGTTTACTTTGAAAGTGTATTAGGTGTTGCTTTCTCAAACCAAGCGATGCTGGACGGCATGGAAACATTCTTCTCAGAAAGATCCTACAATCCAGTTATTGAGTATATGGAGAAAGCAGCTGAAAAGTGGGATGGTAGAAACCGGATTGACCGCATGCTTCAAGTATATCTTGGCGCTGAAGATATCCCTTTAATTTCTAAAATCGCTCAAATGTGGCTAATTGGTGCAGTTGCTAAAGTTTATGATCCATACGTTAAGTTTGACTATGTTCTGGACCTAGTCGGTGGACAAGGAGTTGGGAAAACATCCCTCCTTCAAAAATTGGGTGGCGAATGGTATACGGATGCCGTAACAGATTTCTCTAATAAAGATAATTACGACATTATGTTAAAGAGTCTAATCGTCAACGATGATGAAATGGTGGCCAGTAATCGGATGAGCTTTGCAGAAACTAAGGCCTTTATCTCTAAAACTAGCCTGCGTTATCGTAAGCCATACATGAAACGAACAGAAGAGTTTGCCAAAAACTTCATTTTAGCTAGAACTACTAACCAAACAGAATACCTGAAGGACAAAACCGGTGAACGTCGATTTCTCCCAATTATGGCAGATAGCAAGCAACAAAAGAAACATCCAATGGAAATCGAGCCTGATACAATCGAACAAATTTGGGGCGAAGCCGTTACAATCTATCGTGCTGGTGCTGATTTGATGTTTGATGAAAATACAGAGGATGAATTGAATATCTACCGTGAACAGTTCATGTATCGTGATGAAGTTGAATTACAAGTGCTTGAATATCTTGATATGCCCGTCCCTGAAAATTGGCAAAACTGGTCTATTCAGCAACAACATCAATACACAAGTAAATATTTCGATAATAGTAGCGATTTTGATCCTGGAAGCAAAAAACTAGATAAGGTCTCAACTCGTGAAATGATGTACAACTTATTTATGAGAAATTCGAATGACAGGAAGCTGTCAACGAAGATTAACATGATCATGGATAATCATCCTGATTGGAAAAAAAGTGTTTTCCGGGCAGGAGGTAAAAGTACAAAAGGGTTCGTAAGAGTGAAGAATTCGGAAAAAACTAATCGGTAGCAATTTAAAAATTATCGGTAGTCATCGGTAGCAGTTGAGGGGGTAGATCGGTAGCATTCTACCGATAAAATGAGACATCGGTAGCACATCGGTAGCAGTCTAACCCCTTGATATTACTGACTTTTATTTAATATTTATATATAATACTACTCTTCTACCTATATTTTTAAAAAAAGTATATAAAATAATAGTAATAATAAAGAAAGCCTATAAAATAGGGATTCTTGAAAAAAACTTTTTACTTTTTAGAATTTATCGGTAGCACGGTAGCAGTTTGAAAAAAAAGAGGTAAAAATGTCATACACAGTAACACTATATTTTGACAACATGGTAGACGAAACTCACTTCTTTAAGAAAGAGGGTGATGCTGCCAAATGCAAGGCTCAGCTCGAGAGCAAGTATCGAGGTGATCGGTTATATAGAGTCAAACTCGAAAAGGTGGAATAATGAGTTTAAAACAGACATTACTCGAAGCCTACAATCAAGCGATCAAGAGAAACGAAGAAAAAATAGTCGAGTATTCAAAGCCGTGCGATGCACGGAAGAGACGGATTAGAGCGCTGGAACGGGATTCTTTGAGAAAGAGGAATGAAGAATTGAAACAGAAGATAAAGGAGTTGGAAGATGAATAAACAGGAAGCGTTAAAAAGGATTGAGGTACAGAAAGAAACTCTCATAAGCCTTACTGGATGGGCGGTTTATGTTTATATAGAGGAGCTTATTAAAAGTCTTGATGAACCCGAAAAAGTCAAAATCCCGCAGTTTGTGGCGGAAATTATTGAGTATTACAAGAAACAGAACGCTACGTTATATGATGCTCTCAGAGAAAAGAATTTTAATAAAAAATACAATGATTGGTTACTGAACGAACAGGGAGCTTACGACAAAGTCGCTCGTGCTTGGCTATTCGGCTACGAGGTGGAGAAAGAGAAGCGGTATTTGGTTAGAGTGAAAGGTATTTGTGGAAATCACGCAACTTTGAACCGTGAGAAACATTCAAACAAATGGCTTTTCTCAGACCGTGAAGAAAACTTACTTTATGGCACACACCATACCCGAAAAGAACTAGAAGATGCAGACTTCGGCTGGGTGTTCGATTGTGAGGGTGTTGAGATTGAGGAGGTGGAGAAATGACAGTTGAACAATTCCTTCAATCGTTATCATACCTTATGTGGGCTTCATATTGGTCAGTAATTTTTTATAAGTTCTTTAAAAAAAATAAAGATTGAGGAGGTGGAGTGATGGAAGAAATGAAAAGAGAGTTTGCAGGTAAATTGTACAGAAAAGCTTGTGAGATTGCAGAATTTGATGAAGAGCAAATGGATAGCGAAGACGATAACGAGGTGTTTGATATTGAAGAGTGTTTGGTGGAGTTATGTCAGCTAGTTTTTGACGAAATGATTTTTTGTCAAGCGGCGGTATCGAGAACATACTTCGCAACATTGCCAACAGACAATCCTCATATTATGAGTGAAGCAAGAAAAGAATTGCCTTTTAAACCAAAGCAGGAGGTGGAAGAATGAAACGATTCATAGCAATCTGGATTCTGCTATCTGCTGGATTAAATATCTGGCAGAGTATCCATATTAAGAAATTAGAAGAAAAGCGCCCGATGATTGTCTATAAAGCTGACAATCAAGGCGCAGAAATCAAAGGCAGAGTCGTCCACAAGGAGAAGATTGGTGACCTGCATACAATCACTATTAAAAATTATGGCATTTTCGTAGTTACTCAAACAAACTATGAATCTTTAAGGATTGGAGACGAGGTGAGATTATGAGACCTAAAAAATATCCATATTCAGGAAGGCTGAAGCTGATTAGACAGGCATTGCCAAGGTTCGTCTTACTAGGTAATGCCGCCTTTAACAGCAATTTGGTGAAATACATTGATACAATAAAACAAGTGGCACCAAATCAAACGATCGTCTATTTTAAAATCCCTAAATTCCTTTCGTACGAGGAGAAATATGTACGGGTATCTCTCAAAATCGGTGAGGTCGTCAAGATTTTAAACCGATGATAAACAAAAAAAAGCCAAGGCACTCTCTGCCTCAGCAATAATTAACACAATATTATTATACCACAAAGGAGATAGAGAGTGAACAAGGCTAAAGAGTTACTTGATGAACTACAGAATTTGGATGAAGAGATACAGAATCGAATAGACGAGCTTGCTAATCTTGAAGCTAGTTTACTTTCTAGCCCTAAAATGAGCATGGATAAGGTTCAAGGTGGTCAGAAGGTTCGATTAGATGAACGTTACATCGATATTTTTAGCATGCAAGATTCCTTGAAAGAGTACATGAAGCAAGCAACTGCTGAAGCAATCCAGCGCAGAATTGAGCTCAGTAAATTGATTGATAAAATACCTAAGCCTGCAAGTCGAACAATTTTAAGGATGGTTTATATTCAGAAAGCAAGCGTGTATGATATGATTGAATTTTTACAATGCAGCAAGACTACTTTTTACAAAAAGAAGAAAGATGCAATCCGTGAATTGGGTGTTGTAGTTGATAAAAGCGAACTAATGTGAATTAATGTGAACTAGGTTGAAGCGCACTGGTCTAACAATCGTGCTATTATAGTATCATCAAGAATTAAGGGTAAGGCAGTAAGCCTTACCTAACATGGAGAGTTGGCAGAGTCAGGTTGAATGCGCCCGTTTGCTAGACGGGTGGTCGCCTATGTGCGGTCCGTGGGTTCAACTCCCACACTCTCCTTTGAGTCTTTTGTGTCCCAGACTGGGGGAGGCAGTAGACTTAGCATTCATAAATTACTCATTAACTTATTAAATGGTCGGCAGTAGCGACTGGACCTTGCATGATTGCGTAGCTAATTATATTCCGGATAAGTTATAAGCTAGAGGGTTTGATTCCTTCAGAGGTTGTTAATGACTACAAAAAAATAAAAAATAAATGTTCTTTCTAATTAACACGCAAGGTAGTAGTCGCCTTGCATTTTTAGGGCTTAGCCTAGATAATCTGTGGCAACTCAGGAAAAGGATGTTTTTAAATCTATCAAACTTCCTGCCAGCAATGGTCAATCTAAGCAATTTAATCTTAACTATTTCAGTTTTGGAATAGGTGGGCGAAGTTAAAGCAGAAAGATTCCAACGGCAAGGTGCTGAGGAAATGCAAACGTGGCAGTTTGGCTGTGAAACGAGTCTATAAGAGGAAAGAGGTATTTGGTTCGAGGTGCAACAAGAGCTTAATACCATATCTTACAAAAATTGGGTGCCTCCCAAAAGTATGTAAGGTGAGTCGATTGTCCGCAAAACAATCGATAACAAGCAGGCGCTGTGCATTTTGTTCTTCAAAAGAGAATAAAACACATGGCGATGCGTGTCTGTGATAGATAAAAGATGATTTTTATATTTTAAGGCTATTCAAGATAGAAAAAACTCAAAAAAGCAAAAGTCATCGCCCGTCACAAACGAAAGTGTACTTCGGCAATTAGATTGCCTGCTCAAATCTCGCAAGGATAAGAGTAAAGTCAAAGAGTAAAGCAGCTTAGACTTTTAGCGGGGTCTTCGTTAATTGAAAAATGGCTTAGTAGTTTGCGATGTAAGGAGTGATTGGTCTAACCAATCGTGCATGAGTGATACAAGTAGGAATATTTGTGGACAAGATAATAAACTATAAGTTATCAAAAGTCACTCGCTTAAAGCAGTAGTCTCATGCTGGTTAATGGATATATGGTAGACGGATTAAGTCCTGTTTAGGAAATTGAGACGTCACAGGTTCGAGTCCTGTCGTTCCAGTTGCGATTAAAATTCGCAGAGAGAGGTCTTGCATTAAGTCACACAAGCGTGTGGCTTTTTGTTTTGTGAAAAATTGGAGGTGATGGAAAATCGCTAAATTAACTTTAAAACAACAGAGATTTGCTGATGAGTACATCATCGATGGGAATGCTACAAGGGCAGCTATCAAAGCAGGGTATAGCTCTAAATACGCTAATACAAACGCGTCTAAGTTACTACAAAATACTACAATCAAATCTTATATCGACGAAAGACTGGCTCAGCTTGCGTCTGAGAAGATTGCAACGCAGGAAGAGGTGCTTAGCTATCTAACATCTGTAATGCGAGGAGAGACGCAAGAACAGACCTTAATAAGCATCGGAGAATTAGGCCAAACGATTACGGATATCGATGTCGGTGCGAAAGATAGAATCAAGGCAGCAGAACTATTAGGAAAACGTCATGGGCTTTGGACGGATAAGCAAGAAATCACTCAACGAACTGTAGAAATTAAGGTAGGTGATTGGGATGTTGACGAAGACTAAGCCTAAAATCAATATTATTATTGAGCGTCCCAGTAGAGTATTCAACAAGCATATATTCGATAAGTTATATGACTATTCAACGTTTACCGAAGTTCATTACGGCGGAGCTTCAAGTGGTAAAAGTCATGGTGTCATTCAAAAGGTTGTATTTAAGGCTTGTCAAGATTGGAAGCATCCACGCAAAGTTTTATTTTTGCGTAAAGTAGGCGCTACGGTTCACGATTCGATATTCGAGGACGTGAAACAGTGCTTAGATTCCTGGAGCTTACTTGACCAGTGCAAGGTCAACAATTCGGCTTATCGGATTGAGCTGCCAAACGGCGCACAGTTCATCTTCAAAGGGCTGGACAACCCAGAGAAAATAAAGTCAATCAAGGGTGTGTCTGATGTCGTTATGGAAGAAGCCTCTGAGTTCACATTAGATGATTACACGCAGTTGACTTTGCGTTTAAGGGATAAGAAACACAAGCAGAAACAGATCTTCTTGATGTTTAACCCGGTATCGAAAGTAAACTGGACTTACAACGCTTTTTTTGTTAAGAAGCCAAAAAATACGGTTGTCTATCATACATCTTACAAGGATAATCGTTTTTTAGACCAGGTCACAATTGAGAATATCGAGGAGCTGGCTAACAGAAATGAAGCGTACTACAAGATTTACGCTCTGGGTGAGTTCGCAACTCTGGACAAGCTAGTCTTTCCGAAATATGAGAAGCGGTTACTGAATAAAAGTGAATGGGAGCATTTGCCCGCTT